AAAGGTGAAAAAGGAGGAAAAAGTGTGCAAGTATGGGGCTGAAAACAAAAAGCACATATATAAAAACATAAATTAATTGATAACTAAACATTTAAGCAAAAGTTACTAAAAAACAAATTGTGCCGAAGTTTAAATTGTGTTTAATTGTGATTTAATTTTTAACGGCATTTTAAACGAATAATCTCCTTTACTTTAATTCATTACCTGTAAATATAGGGAAAACCCGCAAAACGGCTTATTTGGCTGTAAAAGCGGCTAAATATTCTTTGTTTTAAACCGGCTAAAAAGAAACGGTATTGTTTTGGGTTTGATACTTATATTTTTTAGGCTAAAATATAGTTGGGGTTGGAAATGGGGTTGGAAATGGGGTTGGAAAAACCGGTTAAAAACGGGGCTATTTGAGACACAAACGAACAAAAAACAGGGCAAAAACGCAAAAAAAAGCGTTTAAAGTACCACATAATTCCACAAAAATAACGTTAAAAAAACACTAAAAGAATTTATAAGCATTTGGCTTTTAGTTGATTGTGTTGATTTCTCCCTTTTTTATGGGTAAAATACAGTGTGTGTTGGGTGTACTTTTTGAATCATTTCTGCTTATTCGAGACGAATAACGCCCATAACAATGGCAACTGCCCGAAGTTGTTCCAGGTGCAATTCGAAAGGTTCGTATTTTGGATTTTCGCTTACTGCCAATATTGTATTTTCAGTACTTCCTTTGGCAACGCGTTTAATAAGTGGCCCCTGGACGGTGTCGAGCACATATACTTTGTTCCATTGAAAAAAAAGGCCTTCCATGGGTACCTTTTTGCAGGCCACAATGTCGCCGCTGCTGTATTTTGGGTACATGCTTGAACCTTTTACGGGGATAAGAAAATCAGCTCCTTTAAAAACCGGTACCACATAACGCTCGCAATCGAGTTCCATAACAGAAACATCACCATTGGAAACCCCGGCCATGGCATCAAACGGTATTAACGGAATCCCTTCGCCAGGATGCCTGGCTAAAGTGGCAACCGGCTTATTTTCTTTTTCCTTCAACATTTTACCTTTTCCTGTTAAAATCCATTCAGTATTATACTGGGGATAATTTTCAACCAATTTTTTTACCCATTTCGCTTGGATGTCAGAACCATTTGCTAAGGCGCGGGAAAAAACTCCCTTGCTTGCTCCTAATACCTGCTCTAATTTGGTTATAGTAATTCCTTCATTTTTAGCGATTAAGTCAAAGGAAACTAAAACAGACGTCGATAAGTTGAATTTTTTCTTCATTTTTTTATAGATAGTTGAAAATTATCTTCTATATTTGTCGAAGTTTCATAATTGAAAAACGGATTTAAAGGTACGTCAATAAAAATTAAAAAGCAATGACACAAATTTTGGTAAAACACGGTGACAAAAAAATGCTGATGAAAATATTCGGTTGCTCGCACGTGACGGTAAGAGAAGCACTGCGTGGTAATGTGACATCGGAACTGGGTATTAAGATACGCAAAGCTGCCCTTGAGCGTGGCGGGTCGGAAGCGCAAAAAAAGTAGAGAAAGGGGAGTTAACCCGGCAAAAGGCGCGATGCTTCCGGATCGAATCCGGGGCCGGGTGCAAAATCAATTCACTAAAAATTGTAAAGATGGAATACAGCAATGAAATTGAAAAAATGCATAGGCTGCCATACACAAAGCGCCAGCCGATTGCCAACAAAATTTACAACTCTTTAATAGAGGATGGAAGTTCTATAATTGAAACCCGTCGAAAAATGAGAAATTACGGCATAAGTCGTGGTTTAATCAGTCGATGTACTCTTCACGCGCGTTCGCAATGTTTATCTGGAACTCCTGAGCAAACGCAGCCAGCACATTCATGTAATGCTGCCGGTTAAGTATGTTGTTTATGAACGAAACCTGGAATACGAGATGAGGCGCATGGTCGAGATTTTTTTGAATCAGTTTATATTCAAAATCAAACACCTCACAGAGGTTGATACAACGCATTTCAATATCGTTGATATAACTATCGTCATCAATAATCGATATATGTGCGTCGGTAAACTCAAAAACCACGGTTACTGCATTGGATTTCATAGCTGAAATTTTCGCAAAAGATACAAAACTTTCTCTACAATGGAGTATTATAAAAATACCTTGTGCGTAGAAGCCGGATGGCTCATTGAAAATGAAGTGCTTTCGGCATCGAATTACAAAACGCTGGCTTACGGAAATAAAAGCCGCGATATTCCGGCTCAATTAAACGTTTTGCGCCGGGGTTGCCAAAACACCCCCGCCCTGGTTGCTTACGAAAGCATACCTGAACGTTTTCGAAAGGTCATTGAACGCAAACTTGGAACCGACCCCTACGCCGCCGCACGCATAAATCAAATTGAGGAACGAATTGTGCATAACGCCGAAACAAGTAGCTTTTTCGACAACTACATTTTACCCGATGGCCGCCACCTTCCAGCGCGTACCCGCAATGAGTACTATGCCAATGCCATTGTACTCGATGCCATACACGAACTCATAATAAATAAACGGGCCAAACGTGCTGCCCTGGGGCATAAAGCACACCGTGCCTGGGCACAAATTGCAGAGGGGGTTCAGGAGTTAGACCGTTCGAAATACCCACACTCGCTGCCAGCAAACCCGCGCAGGCTGGAAAGCCGTTACAAACGGTACCGTAAAGAGGGTTTGGGGAGCCTGATTCATAAAAATTTCACCAACAAACATGCCGCGAAAGTTGACGATGAGGTAAAGGAGAGCGTTATGGTTGAACTGCTTGGCGATCCTCGTAACATGGACAACGAACAAATACGGATGCTCTACAACATGGTAGCTGAAAAGGCTGGATGGAAAAAAGTAACCGCTTCAACCGTAGCTGTGTGGCGCGATAAACTGGATATTATATCGTATGCCGGGCGCCGCGGCTCGTCGGAGTTAATGAATAAAAAAGCCATGCAGGTAAAACGCAAAGCCCCAACCTACCCGCTTTATTACTGGACTTTAGACGGCTGGGACGTGGAACTGCTGTACCAGCAAACCACCACCGATAAAAAAGGTAACAGCGTTACCACCTACCACCACCGGCCAACGGTGGTTGTAGTATTGGACGCCTGCCTGAAATATCCCATCGGGTATGCTGTAGGAACCCACGAAACACCGGAACTTACAAAAGCCGCCCTGCGCAATGCCGCCCGCCATACCGCCGAACTGTTTGGCACCATGCACCGGGCCCACCAGATACAAAGTGACCACTACGCCATTAAAAAACTGACTCCAACTTATGAAACCATAGCCGAAAAAGTGACCCCTGCCCGCGTGAGAAACTCGAAATCGAAAGTTGTGGAAAATTACTTTGGAATTACGCTTAATAAAAAATATTGCCAGCTTATGGCCAACTGGTCGGGGTTTGGCATAACCAGCAACCGAGACAAACAGCCTAACGTGGAGTACCTGAACAAATACAAAACGGCTTTCCCCGATTTTGACGGCGTGGTAAAACAGGTTTCCATGATAATAGAACGCGAACGCGCCGACAAACGCGAACGATACCTGGAACTTTGGGGCAAAATGCCCGAAGAACACCGGATTGAACTTACTACACAGAATTACCTGCTTCACTTTGGCCAAACCACCGGGTTTACCAACCGGCTTGAAGGCAGCGGCCTGAACCCTACCATTTTGGGAGAGGAACGAAACTACGACTGTTTCGACCTGGATTTCCGCAAACATTTTACCACCGACTGGGAAGTACGGTTTGACCCGGACAACCTGGATAAAGTGCTGGCGGTAAACGCAGACGAAACGCTGCAGTTTATGCTCGAAGAAAAGTATGTTCAACCCATGGCCCTGCGCGAACGCAAACCTGGAGATTCAGACCAGTTGGAGCGTGTGAGAAACTTCAATAAATCGCTTACCAGCCACATTACAGAAACCCGCGCTTTAACCGGCGAAACCGTACGTAATTTTATCGAGCAGGCCGAACTGGGCGATACATTGAAAAAACTGCTGTTGGTTGACAGCCAGGGGCAGCACAAAAACCGCCGCAACGAAGGCCGCGAACTGGCCAGCGCCGGAAAACGGGCCATTGAAAAAACCGAACGCAAACAACTGCGGGAAGCTGAAAAAGACTGGAGCGAAACCCAGGAAGATTTCATCAACTCGAAAACAAACATTGACAAATATTTAGACTGATATGGACACAATAAGAAAACAACAAATTATTGAAAAGCTGGCCGAATACATGGCCGAGCGGAACCTGAACCAGGCCGAAGTTTCACGAACCATAGGTGTAAGCGAAGAGTATTTAAGCGAAATGCTAAAACCAGGCAGCGAATTTAAATATAACGCAGGCAAAACCCGTGGCGATATTCCGGCAAAATGGTTCCACATGATTGAAAACTATTTAGGCATTGCACCTGGCGACGACATTTGGAAAACGGTACCAACCATCCAGATGAAACAGATCATTTCTCACCTGGAAGATGCCCGGAATTTTGGATATACCCGCGTAATAGTTGGAGAAACCGGATGCGGAAAAACATTTGTAACCGACAGGTTTGTGAAGGCATACCCAAAAGACACATTTAAAGTTACCGTAGGCAGTACCGACACCATAAACGACCTGCTCGAAAAGGTACTGGATGCCCTGAAGTTGACCAGCAACGGCACCAAATCGGCTAAAATACGGCGCATTATCGAACGCCTGCAACGGATGCGCAATGAAGGGATGCACCCGGTTATTGTTTTCGACGAGGCTGAATACATGAAGCAGGCCACGCTCTGCAACATAAAGGAATTGCACGATGCACTAAACAAGGTTTGCGGCATTGTACTTATCGGCACCCATCAGATTGTTACGAAGCTGACTAAACTGCGGAATAAAGACCGTGAGGGAATACCTCAGTTTTACCGCCGCATAAAATTTGGCACCAAACATTTAAACGGCATCGATACCCGGTTTAAAGATTTTTTAAACGGGCTTTCAGACAAGGGCCTGGTTTCCTTTTTACAACAGAACTGCGACAACTACGGCGAATTACACGACGTGCTGGTACCAGCTATGCGCGAGGCCAGGCGCACGGGTGAGCCGCTTACCGAAAACTTTGTGCGAATGGTATTGGGAATGCCAAAAAACTAAGGTACTAAACGGATTTTTGACGATGTGTAATGACAAGAAAACGGGCTTTGAGCGTGCATGATATCAAAACATATAAAGCGGTAACGCTCGATTTCACGGGCAAATGGCTCGAATCGATTGGCAGGCCTGAACTAACAGGCAGTTGGATAATATGGGGCAATTCTGCCAACGGCAAAACGCGCTTTGCCCTGCAATTGGCCCGTTACCTGGCCACTTTTACGCGGGTGGCTTACAACTCGCTGGAGGAAGGGATGAGCCTGAGTATGAAAAAAGCAATTTTGGATACAGGAATGGACGATGTAGCACGCCGGTTTATACTGTTAGATAACGAGCCGATTGAGGAAATGAAACAACGGTTGCTAAAACGGAAAAGCCCGAACGTGATATTTGTTGACAGCCTTCAATACAGCGGCATGCGGTACGCTGATTACAAGAACCTGCGCGACGAGTTCAGAAACAAGCTCTTCATCCTTTTAAGTCACGCTGACGGGCGTGAACCAAAAGGGCAGGTAGCTAAAAGCATCCGTTACGACGCGATGGTTAAAATTTTCGTGGAAGGTTACAAGGCTTTCCCGGAAGGCCGGTACGGTGGCGGCGCTGAGTTTACAATTTGGGATAAAGGTGCCCGCGATTACTGGGAGTATAAATAACATTTTTCAAAATAAACGATATGCAAACAATTACCGATAAACAAAAAAATGCACTGAAGCGCAAATTTCATGCACTGCTGGCACAAGCAGGCATTGACAACGATGGCAAACGCGACATTGTAGAAAGCTTTGGCGAAGAAAGTACCAGCGACCTTAGCATTCAGCAACTGGTAGAGGCCTGCGCTGCGGTGGAACGAATTATTAACCCGGCGCTGGCCGAGACCGACAAATGGCGCAAACGGCTTATTGCTTCCATTGGTGGCTGGCTAAAAGCCATGAACAGAGAAAGCAATATCGACCAGATTAAAGGTATTGCCTGCCGCGCTGCAGGTATAACCAATTTTAACCGGATTAGCGAGGAGCGACTCCGTTCGCTCTATTACGCTTTCAGAAAAAAACAAAAAGACCTGGACATGGTGGAGCAAATCACCAGCGACGAGCTTGACGTGGTGACATCACTTAACTAAGCAACGAATGGCTTATAACAAACGATATTTCTACCAGCGGGTGGCCGAAATACAGGATGTAGTTTTTGAGGCTCAAAAAAACGGCGCATCGCTGGCGTGGATTTACCGAAATAAAATACGCAGGCAGTTTCACATAAGTAAAAGCACTTTTGACAACTACCTGGGCATTCCGGCCAAGGCCGAATTAAAACGAATAGAAGAAAATGAACATCAAAATCAATAAATTATGAAAACAAAATGGTATTTACTTTTAAGCATTGCCGCTGCCCTTTCGTTTACATCGCTCTGGATAAGCTGGCAGCTTTTGGCTGTAATAATTTTTGTTGTGCTGGCATTTGCCGCCCTGGTTACCTACTCGGTGTGGTACCTGTGGTTTGGCCCTGAAGCTGTCTTTTCAGTGCCGGCAAACCAGGTAAGTGCATGGCGCAATATTACCTATAGCAGGGTATTTCTTCCGGCAAAGGGAACTCCTTATGACAATAGCGAGGCGAACTATGAACTGAAAAAGAAACTCGAAAAAATGGAAGCCCGGCGCAATGCTTTACTCCAGGAATTAATAAAAAAGTATGACGGCGACAAGCTGCGCGAGGTAAACATTTTGTCGCACAAAATTGAGGTGGCTAACGCACGGCTATCGGGTCGTTTTAACAGGGCAGAAGCACAAACAGATGAATATTTAATAGTAACGAAATGAAGGGACAAACTTTTAAGAACATTTTTAGTGGCGAACTGGTAACGGTTACCGATACCACGGAAGAGACTGTGGAGTATGAGAAAATAATACCGGTGCAGGTCGGCCCGCATGTAATTACCTGCTTTCGCAAACCACGGTATGCTTTTGAAAAGGCTTATTCACGCTGTAAAAAATAAATATGATGGTACTACAATTATTTTTCTCGCCAGCAGAAATCAAACAATTCTTCGAAAACAACGGGTTCGAAGTCATCCAGGGCACCTTCGGGAAATGGGGGCAAGCCTACCACAACCGCGACGAATGGAACGAATACACCGCCGATGCCGTGTGCATCGATGGGAGGTACATCGAAGCCACGAAACTCTTCGAAAAGGTAGCAGAAATCAGGCTAAAGCAACTTATTGCACCGGTTTCCGGTGACGTTAAAAACACGATTGAAACAGCATTTCACCAACTTTTAAAATTAATTTAAAATAAGTAACAATGGAAAAACAAATTGAGAAAGTGGCGGAAGAATACCAGGTACTCGACCGCGAAGCAAAAAAAATTGCGGCAAAAATGAAGCCGCTCAAAGCAAAACTTCTGGATTTTGCCGAAAAGAACAAATCGGAATTCGATGATGCTTTTCAGCTCAAGTTCGAAAATGGAACATACATCAGCCTGCGTGTATCCGATGCGCTCATAGGGCCGTCAGATGCGAAGGATGAGCTTGCAAGTTCGACTGACCTCGTGAAGGTTCAATTGGATGAAAAGCTTGTGATTGAGAAAGCGAAAGAAGATGACCGCTTACGCAAGTTGTTAACAAAGTTGGGCCTGCAAATCGGGCAAAAGGAAACCTACGCAGTTTATGCAGGATAAACCGGTTATGATGGGCACTTTAAGCATTTTAACAATAGCAGTACTGGTGGCGGTTTTAATTGCCGCCCTTGTGTTTGCCTGGCAACACGATGTTCGCACAGAACGGTTCAGGGCCAACCTGGAACCAGGGCAGCGCGTGGTTTACGTTCTCGGCCAGGAACCGGCCAACGGGATTGTTGAAAAGGTGGGAACCGGTATAGTTACCCTTATGGATAGCCGAACGCTGATAAGGCTGAAAGTAGAAAAGCACAACATTTTCGAACCATAGCAAGTAAGGCCCACCGCGAGCCAATCGCGGGCGTTCTTTTTATCATCACCAGCCGGGAGGGTTAAGTTGAACTTGATTGATTGAACATACCTTCTTCCCTCCCGGCATTTTGCCGGAAGCGGCCAATAGGGTTAGACCCGTGTACCGAAAGGATGGCGGCAGACCTAAGTTGGAGAGGCTAAGCAGGTTCAACTCCTGCGTCCGGCACAGTTGACCCCCTAATGCCGCCCACTAACGGGCGGCATTTGTCCCCCTAACTCGTTAGGGGGACAGTCGGGCCGGGTTAGTCCGGCACGGCAGGGGGTAGAGAGGTAGTGTTTGTTTTTTTAACACCCGTCCGGTTGGTGGCCGGGCGGGTTAATCCCGATAGCCATCGGGACAAAGTTCAGAGTTCAGAGTTTAAAGTTTAAAGTTTCACTTAAATAGCATCATCATGAAAAATTCAATTTTTATTTTTCTGGCCCTATTCGCCCTGGCAGGGTGCACGGGGCCGGGGCAACTTACCGGAACCGGTTACCTGGTTACCGTGGAGGAAGGAATTCAAACCGATTGGAAAAAACTGCCCACTACCACGGCGGTTGACAGTTTTGTCCATGCACGCACAGGCCTCGCCTTGCAGTCCGACAGCCTCATTGAAAGCCGTTATCCTTTTTACCAGTTCCGCAACGGCCAATACACCGTTTACGTGGAGAAAAAGGCCGTTTACCAGCGCGAAAACGGGAAGAAACGGTGGCGGAGATTTTAGTTTAAAGTTTAAAGTTCAAGGTTCAAAGTCATGAAAGGAATTGCATCTCAGAATGAACAAATCAGGGCGCATCTGGAGAGTGGGAAAACCATTACTGCTCTCGAAGCGCTGCGCCGGTTCGGGTGCCTCCGGCTGAGCGGAAGGATTTACGACCTTACACATGAACATGGAATGGTTATTCACAGCCGTATGGTAACCCGCGAGGGGAAACGAATCGCCGAGTATTCACTTGAAAAAAAATAAAAAGAATTGAAGATGAAACTTATTTCAGATAAAATCGCAGATTTTTTCACACTAATTCAACTGTTTTTCATTGGCTTAAAAGAGCTTGGCATTAAAAAACTGATTGTTCTTTTATCGTCAGCCATAAGCAAAAGCCAGGAAAGAAACAGCCTGGACGAGCTCAACAGGGTTGCCGGTTATATTGGCATCCCTGCAGATATGATCCTGGAAAAAAACAGAAAGCGCGACATTGTTGAAGCGCGGCAGGTGGCCATGTACCTGGCCAAACGAAACACAAGAGAAAGCCTTTCCGCTATTGGACGCCACATCGGCGGAAAAGACCACGCAACTGTGATACACGCGTGCAAAACAGTTGATAACCTATTGGAAACAAACCGCGACTATCGCAACAAATGGTTGCCTTTAATTATTTCACAATGAAAAAATTTGAATCGAAAGCAGAACTCCGCAAATACATCCGGTTGCATATACCGGTAATGGTAAAAGGCAAAACAGGCCGACTGGTAGAAATATTCCGAACCAACAACGGTTTTCAAACCGTGGTTGAACAACTGGCCGATGCGCTGTGGGAGGAACCCTCTGAAGGTAAATTATGCCGGTTCTGGAAGTACTGCGTTAATGAGCAGAAAAACCGGAATAAATGCAAAACAAATGAGTTTAACTGCTATGAGCAGGCTCCTAACCGCTAACGCCCGTGTATGTGCCGTCCCGATTACTATCGGGATGGCATATTACACCACGTTAGCGGTTTCACCCATTTTTACTACTTTTAATGCCAATTTAAAAACCGTTTAAAATTCAATGAAAATGAAAAAATTTACCTTAATCGCATTTTTTGCCTTATTAATGAGCGGATGCTACGTTGCACCGCTTTACAAAATTGAAGGCAGTACTATGAGTTTTGAACCTTACACCCAACAAGGTTTCATTATTTCAACCACAACCATTAACCAACATTTTGAGCCGGCAGGTGTTGTGGAGGTTTTTTGTTTTGCAGGCGAACAGCCCAAACAAACTGCAAAACCAAAAGAAAAAAACTATGCCGATGCCATTTACAATGTTATGGCAACTACGCCTAAGAATTTTAAGCCCTGCACCTCGGCAGAAATGGTTGACAACCTGTATGGGCAGGCCTTGGAGATTGGCGCCAACGGCTTGATAACGCTTGAGTTTTTTACCGATAATATTGATGGCCGCACTGCTTATTGTGCCAGGGCGCTGGCCGTAAAAATTAAATAATTTTTGTTTTTATAAAAAACATTCCTACATTTGCTCTTGATCTACATTTTATCAGCTCAGGGGCAAAATCACTGAGTTAAATTTTTGAAATATAAAGGCACTGCCTGCTATGGTGGCCAAAAGCGAAAGCTTCGGCTGATTTGTCGCCCCGCGGTAAATTGTAGATCACACCTACTGCAGGCAGTGTTCTTTTTAACCATTTTATGATCTACAAATGGAAAAGAAAAAAGACGAGCAGGAGATGAACCTGCAAGTTACCGACGGTTTAACGGTAGCGGTTATTCCCGATTTAAACCACGAGTTTTTAATGCCCACCAAAGATGTTGCCAAAGGGTATGGTGTCTCATCTGAAACTATCCGAGGCCACCAACATCGAAATTCAGATGACTTTTCAGAAGGGAAACATTTCATCAAGGGTGTTTCAATTTCAAACACCCTTCGGAAAAATGCTCAGCCTCACCAGATTTATTTTACCAAGCGCGGAATTGTCCGGCTGGGTTTTTTCATCAAGAGCGAACGTGCCCGCATGTTTCGCGACTGGGCAGAGGACTTAATCATCCACCGGTTGGATGAGTTTTCGAAAAACCTTGAAGGGGTTGACGTGCCTCCTTACGTAAGTGATATTTTATACGAGTTTGAAACCCGCGTGCGCACCAAGCTCATTAATGATGAGACATGGTACAAGGTGCGCGATGTGAGTTTGTTGTGCAAAGTGACCCATACGTCACATGTATTTAGAAAGCTGCCGTCGCTTGACAATTTTGTTAAAATTACTCCTGATTTTTGGAACATTGCCGAATGGTGGTGCAACCGTGAGGGGCTGCGCCAGTTTTTGGGCTGTTACCGCAACCCTAATTTTATTCGCCTGCACGATGCTTTGTTTAGTAAGCAGTTGAGTTTAATGAGCGGGAAAGGAGGCCTGTTATGAACCTCACCGACGAAATCCGCCAGTTGGAGCAGCTTATTGCTGCCGAACCCGACCCTGCAAAACGCCAGGAACTGGAGCAACGTTTTGCCGAGCTCATGCAGCAGGCACAGCAAGAAATCCACCGCCTGCCTTCGTTTCAGGTTTTTAAAGCTTTGTTTAATAACCAGCTAAATTAAATCTGTTATGAATACACCATGCAAAAACGCCGAAGCGGTACAACAGCTGCTCAGCTGGACCGATTCCAAAGATTACACCAGGGTACTGGAAAGCTTTTGGGAAAGCTGGCTGATATCACCCGATGTTGACGGCACCACTGCCGACCAGCGCGCTTTTTACCTCACTACCTACAAGGAGCTGCGCGAGTTTTTAACAAGCATCGATAGGGTTTAGAGTTAAGAGTTTAAAGTTTAAAGAAAAGCCGGGCAAATTGCCCGGCTTTTCTTTTTCCCCTCCTTTGGAGAGCTTGTCCCGGGTAACCGGGAGGTTAGGGGAGGCTTGCTTCTTCCATAAAGTAGGTTTCCCATACCTGGCGGATAACGCGAATGTTGTCGTCGCGTTTTTCGGTGGTTTGGCTCACGCGGCTAAGTTCCGATATTTGTTCATCGCCCCAGCCTTGCAGGGTGGCAAACACGGTATCAACGGTGTCCCATTTTTCGAGGGCTTTGTTTTGCACGCTTACCGGTGCTGCGGTGTTGGTTTGGCCCAGCGGCTCGAAAGCGAGGCGCAGGGTAACGCGTGCTGTAACAAGCTGTATGGTTTCTCCCTGATCCTGGCAATCGGTAAGTTCAACATCAACCAGCGCGCAGGGGAATGACACCGGAGGGCGGGTTTCGTAATAATCGAGCTGGCCCTCGTCGCCGTCTATCCAGCGCAGGGCTTCAATGGTTTTCAGTTTCTCGGTGACTTTTAAAAAAATTGCTTTCATAATTATAAAAATTTAAATGTCGCTCATTAATCCCATTATCCTTTGTTGTATTTTGGCATTCAGCCGCTGGCTGTGCCCCATAAACTGGCGCCGGGGTATTGTAATGTTAAGCCTGTTTTTGCGTGTAAGCGCTATGGCTTTATACATCGGGTCTTTTGTTTCGTAGTGTTTAGCCCATGCCCATTTGCGCATTTTGCGCGTTACCTGCGGGTGCACAATGCCTCCCTCGTTGTGTACCTGCGCGTAGGGTACTTTCGTGTTTCCTGCCGCTATCCGCACCTTTGTGTGTGTGACCAGGCTCGGCCTGATGCTGTTCACAAGCGAGCTGGTGCGCACCATGAGTGAGCCACGTTTAACAAACCTCTTTGTTTGTGGCCACGGTTTGCCGTCCCATTCTTTTGTGCGGAAACGCTCCTTGTAATACTCTGTTGCGGTTTCAGCCACAATGTTTGGAACCACCTGCTTAACCTTGTGGTTCAGGCTTGCCATAAATTCGTCGATGTTGCGGTAAGTTCCCATTGTAAATTATTAAAAAAAATAACGTAACTTTGTTGAAGCTTTCCGGTTGGCGGATGAAGCCGGGGCCAGCACCTTGCGGGCGATGGGGGCAGCGGCGGCTGATTTGGCAGCGCTGCCGGAAAGCCAACCCGCATTTAAATCCGTCATCCGGCGGATTTTTTTATGAGCAGCCCGCTCCGGTACTTCTCCTCGATGCTTCGTTTTTCTGACAGCGGAAACCATGAATGTACTTTATTGACTTTTCCGCCATCCACTTTGCACCATACCACCATCACCTGGTCGGTGTAATATTTCACCAGGTAATAATCAGTCAGGGCATTGCCGCCGATCCAGACTTCATCCGGCAACAGAAGCGTTTCGGTAATGCTGCCCAGGTAGTCAGCTCTCGATGCCCGTTTACCTGTGGTGTGAGTTTTAAAGTTATCGGCTGTAAGAATAACGCTTCGGTTATTGTAATCCGTTAATACAGCATCCCCGCCGGTTTTTTTAGTGGTATCCCACCAGGCCTTTGCCGATTCGGTTTTTTGAATCCGGGTAGTTGCAGCCTGTTTCAGCTTTGCTGCCGATTGCAGGTTGTAATCTTTCCAGGTAAGAGCATTAAGTGTTTTTGCCGCCTTTCCCGGAAACTTTTTAATGTACATCTGGTTGGCTGTGAATACCTGCCTGAGTTCTGCCCGGTTAACTCCCCAGCCCTGTGCAGCTGCTTTCTGAAACTCGGTGCTTCTCATGTAGGTATCGGCCATTTCGCGTTGCGTATCAAAATTGGTTCCTTCCACTTCGTGGCGCATGCGCGGCACGATATAGCACCTGCAGTTCCAGCCGTTGGGCGGCATTATTTTTTTCCACCGGGGGTCATTGGCAGGCAATATCAATCCATCGAGGGCTGCATGTTCGTCACGAACCTTGGCATCGCCAACGGTCTTATACTCCCAGTAAGGAAAGATATCGGTCTGTTCTTTCAGGCGGTAATAAGTAGCCGAGCTTTCGGCTGTAAGGAAAGCCGTGTTATATTCTGTTTGCGCCCAGTTTTTATTGAAGATGTCGGTTACCTTCTCTGCGCGTGCCTTAAAATCTGCAAAACTGGGGGCAGCCCTGAATAGGTTATTGAGTTCCTGAACCTCTACCAGGGTTTTGGCGGCGCTGAAGTGAAACAGGTTTGTTTCCATCATGGTTTGGGCCACCTGGTTTGTTACACCATAATCAACACCGATATCGGCCAGTTGTGCCCCTTTTGCGCCCCATCCTGCGCGAAAGGCTTTAATCAGGCCCGAATGTATCCAGGCAAACAGTTCGGGGTCAAAAACAGGCTGATTTTTAGCCACACGGGCAAACAGCCCTTCAGGGTCAAAATCGGGGACATATACAAGCTCTCCGGCAAGGTTAATCGTATGGAGGCTGCCACTCAATGCCCCGGCTCCCGCCGGGGCGAATACGAAAAAATCCCGCAGTCGTTTCCATAGTGACCTTTCCTCCTGGTCGGTCTGTTTCACTTCCTGCTCATCCTGTTCTTTTTTATTAGACGGGTTAAAAGAAGCGGTTGCTGTTCTTTTTGCAACCGGTTCGCCTTTGTCCGGTACAGGAATGGAATATTTATCATGCAGGTATGAGGCGGGAATATCGAGGATATCAGAAAGCTGTACCACGTCGCTTACACTCAGTTCCTGAGCGGCCTCCGGGAATACGAATGATCCTCCGCCAACAGGATAGCCGCGTTTTTCAAGCAGGGGAAGGACTACCCGGTTAAGCACCCGTTGGCACATGCGCATATCTGCCTTATTTTTCCCTTCTTCAACCTCTTTGTGCACCTCTGCGGTTGACCTGGCACCGGTATCACTTAAAACAGTTGTAAGTGTTTGCCCCAGTACAGTTATGAGTATTTCCTCATTACAGGCCCGGCGGAAATCATTGTATGAAACTCCGCTATTGCCATTCCCGGTGTTGTTGGTGGTCTCTACCTCGCTTTCTTTTGGTATTACCACGTAAGGGGCTGACCCGGCCTGCTCGAGGGCCTGCTCGAGCAGCTTGCGGCTTTCGGGATCATAACTGCTGTACTTACCCACCCGCTGTGGCATGCCGAATATTTCCAGCCATTGCGCGTAGTCGCCAAAACCGCCGCGCTTGTATATCACATACGGTGCTGTTTTCAGGAATAATCCAAAGTTGCGTGGTTTTCCAAGCACCAGCAGATGGTCATCGCCTTCGTAGGGTATGCCGGAGGTATCGTAACTGTTCAGCAGGATACTTTTATTCTCCAGGCTGATATGCTTTGCCGGTATAGGGTGAAAGTCAAAACCTCCCTGAAAACTGAACTCTCCGGCTGAGCGGCCCCAAAACAGAGACTGCATGATAGTTTTCAGCAGTTCTTCGAAAGCGGGAGTATCAATCAGGTCGGTTATTTCAGGGACATCCTGCTCGTTTGAATCCTGGAAAGTAATTTCAGCATTGGTAACGGCCAGTGTTCGTTTATCAATTGCATCTGAAAGCAATCCGTCGATATTCAAATCTTCAAACAGGTCGAATAGCTGTCTGGGCCGTCCCATGTCGGCGGCACGCAGGGCAGTGCGCCAGTCGCCAACGTCGTAGGTTTTCCTGACCGGTGCCTTTACAACCAGCTGATTGTAAACAATGGGTTTTTCTTTTGGTGTTTTTGTTGCCATAATATTTTGATTCGTGGCGTTTTGCGCCTGTTAAAAATGCTGTACTTTTTTCGGATTACTTCCAAACTGGATGGTTCCGCTGGCATGTTCGTCGTCATCAGCATCGGGCAGATCCGGGCTGATATCGCCTTTTTGAACTCCCTTAAGCCAGGCAATGGCTGCGTTATATCTCTTTTCGCGCAGTTCAATGTCAATGCCCGGATTAGCCAGCTGAATGTAGTGCCATACGGCTATGTCTTTTACAAATATCAGGAGCAGGGCATTTCTGTTGCTTCCGGTTGCTCCGAATACCGAAGCGGTATCGTATTTTTTCAAATAGCTTTTTGCTTCTGCAATTGCTCCATCTACAGCCGCCTGTGGAATGGAAGCCTCACCCCGCGAAATTACCGCTGAATTTTCGCCGTAAATATGGGTTTCAAGTTCTGTAACGGTTAAAAATGCCATGTCAACTCTGTTTTAAATTATTACCAATCAATTCAAAGCCTGATTTTTGAAGCCCGGTAAGCGTGTCGTAGAAGCACATAGGCTCCATTTTAGTAACGTTCACATTACGGTTCCACTCACCGGAATGCTTTTTTTGCTGAATCTGCGGCCTGCTTAATGCCTGGTATTTGTTTTCCAAAAAGAAAACCCTGTAACGCTTCCGTTTTTTCCGGCATAACCGGTCAGCTCTTTTTATCGCTTTTTTTAAGGCTCCTGGCCTTCCTTTAAAACGGATATAAAGGCTAATAAAAAAGTATTGCAATTTTTGAATCATATTAATAACGTTTTTTGCTGCCAGGCTTACGGCCTACCTTAAAACTTCCGGCAGTAAGAGCAGATAGTTTTTCATTTACAATCCACACACCTCCTTCAACACAGTCCGGCCCGTCGGCGGGAGCTTTCATCTGCGCATTTACAAGCAGGAACTGTTCCTCCAGGCGTTTCATGTGCGGGTTACCACGCTCTTCTTCGTTTAATATCAGTAATCCCTGACGGTTCAGTGGTTCCAGGTTTCCTTCTATACGGCTGAATTTGTCCGGTTTTTTCCGGTTATCGGGCAGGATGCCGATTACACCCTGGTTCTTTGCTTTCTGAGCAAAAAGCGGCATAAATACCTGTTCATAGAATGGGTCTTGCAGGGTGTTGTTTTCAATGTAGTTATACACCTGCGTTTTATCATCCACATAATCCTTCAGGTAATAATACCAGTTAACAAATTCATCATTAACAACATGGTCAAGATATCCGGTTATCACGTAAAATTTACCGTCGTAAAAACCAATCAGGAATAATCCTTTATAGCTGCCTTTGCCGTTTTTGGTATTACTTGGAGCTGGATCACCATATCCTATCAGAAACCGGAACTTGGAAAGCGGAGGTATTTTTCCCCAGGTCATCTCCGTGAAGATATCACCTTCGCTGAGCGGATTATTGAAGTATTCTTTTTGTGCGCTTGCTGTAGAGATTAGCGATAATATATGATCAATATCTTTCTCGCTGTTTTTTTCCGGCCAGTTGCTTTTGCCGTTGCGGTTGCGTATGTTGATAATATCGGCATGGTTGGCTTTTTCAATGGCACGGGTAATACAGCAATCACGGGCAATAATGTTGCCGTTAAACAGTATGCGATAATTACCTGAGACCGATATTGTGGGGATCAGGGCTTGTTCAATCCAGTTCCACTTCTTTTGTATCCGGTCTGGATTACGGGTTTCTTCATCGGTGTCAATATCATCAACCAGGATAAAGTCCGGGCGAAAGCTTTCATTTCGTGTACCGCGCGGACTTTGCCCGGCTCCCAGTGCACGAAATGCCACTCCGCTCATTGTGGTGAACTCTCCAATTTCCCAGTTACCAGGTTTTTCCTGCAGTCCGTAATCGTGCCTGATTCGCTGGTTACTCTCAAACTCAATCATAAAGGGAAGCAGCAGGCGTTCAGCGTTGTCTCCGCTGTTGCTGATGAGCAGTACATTGCGGATCTCACCCAACAGTGACAGGTATGTTACTTCCATCATACTGCGTACCGATTTAGCCAGCTCACGACTCCATGCTCTTACTTCGTACCATCGTTTATTTTCCAGCAACCTTTTTGTAGCCTGTCGGTGAAATTTAGCAGGTTCGCATTTATAATAATGAGGGAAGTAATATTTAAACCACTCTTCCGGCCTTTTTTCAAGCTTT